GGTTTCTTCCTAATGCTAGGGCTCGCATTACCAATGATGGTACTGAATATATTGACGAGCAACTTCATATTAAAATTCCGACTTATAAAAATGAATATGGAGTTCATGATTCGGGATTCCATATGGAAAAAGGGAGACCGCCCAAACCGCTTGGCGCGGTATGGCTTAAGTTTACCCTCCAAGTACCAAAAGAACTGAGTTCATTTCACCTTAAGTGTGAAGCAAGCAGAGCAGAGTAAATGTCATTTAGTGAAGATTTAAAAAAAGGAAAAGAGGCAGAAAACAGACTTATAGAAATAGGTAAAAGGCTAGGTTATAAAGCTGTGCCTATAGATGGTAAGTTTGCGGGTTATGATTTTTTCATAGCAGAAACAAAGAAAGCGTATGAAGTAAAATATGATCCAATGTCTCAAAGAACAGGCAATGTTGTCGTAGAGATTGAAATGTTTGGTAGACCGAGCGGTCTCATGACTACTATAGCTGATTATTGGATATTTGATTTAGTGGATGTAATAATGACCATACAGCCTCAAGATTTGATGTGCTGTATAATCCAAACGCAACCACGCTTATTAGAATTTGTAGGACCAGGAGATAATTCACCAAAAAAAGCTTATTTAATTAAGAAAGAAGTTTTGGGTAGATTTGCTAATAAAATCACAAAAGCTGCTTAATGAATGTAGTAGAAAAGTCAGCTAGAAGAGGTTGGAAGCCACCTGATAGTAGAACACCTTGGGAATGGGCAGAAGAAAATGTAAAGTTAGACCCTACATCGCCATATCAAGGTTATTGGAAGTCAGAAATATCTCCTTGGGTAAGAGAATTAATGGAATGTTTTTCTGATAATGAAATATCAGATATAAGCGTTATGTGTTCTGCACAATCTGCTAAAACGCAGTCGATGATATGTCTTTTAATGTGGGCTATGTCTGAAGAGCCTGCTCCAACAATGTGGGTAACCAGTACGGGGGAAGAAGCGTCTTTTCTTATGAAGACAAGGTTAATTCCTACGATGAAGGCTTGTAAGCCCATAGTGGATCAAATAGGTGACCATAACTCGATTAACCGATTAGAGGTAAATCTAAAAGGTTCTTCATTAATCGTTGTTGGTAGTTCATCGCCATCAAGATTGCAATCAAAGCCAGTGCGGTGGCTGTTTTTGGATGAAGTAAGAAATTATCCTGAAGGTGCATTGGAAATGGTGCTTAAAAGGACAAGAGCATATTGGAATGCAAGGAGGTGTATTGTTTCGACCCCTGATATGTATAATGATGCTACGCATAGAGCTTATGTTCAAGGTGATCAAAGGGTGTATCATTTTCAGTGCCGTAAATGTGATGGATGGTTTCCTATGTCATGGGATCGTATGAAATGGGATGAAAACGATAAGACTAAAAATAAGAAAGGATACAATTTTGATCAATTAAGTCCAACAATTAAGTTTGAATGCGAATGTGGTGAAGTTTACAAAGACCAACCTGCAGATCGTAGGCATTTTGTAGATAATGGTAAATATGTAGCATTGAACCCAAATGCTCCAAAGAATAGAAGGTCTTATCATTGGAATGCCTTATTGCCTCCTTGGGTTAAGTGGAGGGATTTAGTTGAAGAGTTTTTAATTGCAAAAGATGCTACAAAACATGGTGATATTTCACCCCTCAAGGATTTTATTAATGAATCATTGGGAGAGCCGTGGGAAGATAGGCTCGGTGACTTTGAAGATTTTGGTCAATTGAAATCTAGGGCTGGTGATTATAAGATTAATGAAAAGTGGGATGAAGAAGAAATCAGGTTTTTAGCTGCCGATAAACAAGCAAAAGGCGGAATGCATTATTGGTATGTAGTACGTGCATTCGCCAAAGAGGGTGCAAAGTCTAGACTTATAGATTATGGCATGGCTGAAAGCGACGAAGAGCTTCTTAAAGCTGCCGAAGATAATAATGTTATACCTGATAATTGCATGGTTGATTCGGGTTTTGATACCATGTCAGTTTATAAATTTTGCCAAGTTTATGGATGGAAACCAATGAAGGGTTCAGGTACAGCAGGTTTTAGGCACAGGAATAAAAAGACAGGTAAAATGTCGACTCAACTTTGGACATGGACAAAAGCAGAGGTTGGAATCGGCACAAGAGAGCATGGTTTATATAAATCAATAAGGTTATTTCTTTGGTCTAATGATGGTCTTAAAGATATGTTTGCTGAATTAATCCAAGGTATGATTGGTGAATGGACAATAGCAAAAAATTCATCAAATGAATATGTGCGTCAGGTTACAGCAGAAAAACGAGTGCAAATTACCGACATTAAAGGCAGAACCAAGTATGAATGGGTGCCTGTTAGGAAAGATAATCATCTATTAGATTGTGAACTAATGATATTAGTCGCTTCATTAGCTAACAAATTAATTAGTCAAGTAAGTATGGAGACTGACGAGCTTTAATGAGATGGTTATTAGAGGTCATTATGTAGGCTTACCCGTAGAGGATTTAGAAACTGCAAGAACGCAGTTGTTAGAAGCATTGCAAAGTGCAAGACAAGGCAATCGCTTTAGTGAAGTTGATATGGGCGGAAGAATGGGCAAAAAATCATTGTTAACTTACAATGAGATTGTTCATGAATTGCAGGAAGTTTTGTATGCACTTAAAAAATTGCAACCAGACATTTATGGTAAAGCAATTAAAAGGTTAGTGCCAAATTTTAATAAACCTCATAATGAAATTAAAATCCCTTTTATCCAAGTCAAGAACGCTGGAAAGCTTACTGGTGGTTTAGTTCAAGATCAGAACTTTAATTATAGTCATGAGCGTTCCTTATTGACGATGGAGCGAGGGTTTTATGGGGCAAGTGATGGCAGTGCTGAGGTGGCTAGAAATGGTAATGGCTTATGGGGATTATATGGAATTGCAGGTTATAGATATGATTACCAACTTGCGTTTTCTACTTCGCCATTAACTCAAAGCTCTGCTTGGGACAGAATTATTGTAGAATTATGAAGATTTTAGACCGAATTTTTCCAAAAAAAGCTAAAAAGAGTGAACAAGCGTATCACCCTACATATTGGGATGGCATTCAGCGGTCTAGAAAGAGAAAAAATATACCTTATACATTCAAGTCTGCACGAAGTAATTCTACATGGACTCGTAAGGAAATGGCGAGCATTTCAAGGTATTTGTATGATAATGACGGCATAGTGCATGGTGCTATCAATGATATGGCGAGATATAGCCTACCATTAACTCCCCAAGCTATAACAGATGACCCATATTGGAATTTAGAAGCTGAAGCATATTTTAAGGAGTGGTCGCATTCAGCGGATGTAGGCGGTCGTTATGGCTTTGATACATTGCAAAAGATATGTTCCATAGCGATAGACAGAGATGGAGATGTTGGAGTTTTATTTGTCAGGTATAATGGTTTAAAATTACAGATAATAGAATCTCATAGAGTCGGGGATTACTTAGAGGATGACAGTGGCTTTGTAGATGGTGTGAAAACCAATAAATTCGGAATGCCTTTGGAGTATTTAGTCGCAGATGAATCTATATATGGTGAGTTTTTCCCGAAAACTACTAAAGCAAGACGAGTGCCCGCAAATGCTATTTCTTGGCTGTTGGACCCTGAGCGAGCAGAACAACAAAGAGGGCTTCCTGCAATAAAACACGCAATTAATCATATTCGTGATATTAAAGAGATTTTAGATTTTGAGAAAACTGGTGTAAAAAATCTAAGTACAATTGCTGCAGTTTTAGAATCAGAAACAGGCGAAGCTGATCCTGATGCGTGGAATACCCATGATATTGTAGATGATGCTACAAAATTAACTGTTAATGAAATACAAAGTGGCAGTATACCTGTTTTAAAGAAAGGTGAAAAACTAACTCCATTTTCGTATAATAGACCATCACCGACATTTCAGGGTTTCTTGGAGTTTTTAATTCGTGAATTTTCGGTAGGAATGGGATTGCCGTATGAGTTTTTGTGGCATCCTGCTGGCATTACTGGACCTGCTCAAAGATTTATTATGGGTAAGGCTCAAAGGAGATTTAATGAGCGTCAGAGAACATTTTCTCCTTTTATAAGAAAAGTTTGGACAATGGTTATAAGTGATGCGTTGCAAAAAAAGAAGTTAGCTCCTGTTAAAGATTGGTATAAGTGTAGAATCCAAGCACCTTCTCAACTTACTATAGATGCGGGAAGGGAAGCAATGCAGGAGCGTGAAGATGTTTCTGCTGGATTAATGACCATGCGTGAGCACTACGGCAAAAGAGGTATGGATTGGCAATCAGAGTGCCAGCAAAGAGGCAAGGAGCTAAAGTATGTTTTAGAGAAATCTAAGATAATAGCAGAAGAGCTTGATGTAGAATTTAGTACAGTCGTAAATTTAATGACAAAAGGCGAATTTATAGGATCGTCACAACAGGAGGAAAATGATGAGGGAAATAACTCAGATGAATCAGATGATGATAAATAGCCCGTGGTTAATTACCCAAGAAGGCTATCATGTAATTCAGTCAGCTATAGAAAAAATTGATATAAATTTGTTAGATGAAGAAGTATCAGCAAGTGATGATGCCATTGAGGTACATGAAGGTATAGCAATTGTGCCTATTCAAGGCACTATGATGAGGGGGGTATCTCCTATTGTAGCTAAATTCTTCGGAATGACCGATACTGCGCTTGTTAAAGAAAAAATTGAAACGCTTGGTGCAACAGATGAAGTAAAAGGCATCATGTTAGATATAGATTCACCAGGCGGTGCTGTGACGGGTGTAGAAGAGGCTGCTCAAGCGGTTTATGAGGTGAGTAAGAAAAAGCCTGTTTATGCCAGTGTAGAAGGACTAATGGCTAGTGCTGCATATTGGGTTGGTTCTCAAGCAAATGCTGTCGTGGCATCTAGCAGTTCAAAGGTTGGTTCTATTGGTGTTTATTTGCCGATTATTGATAGCAGTGAATCATATAAGTCACAGGGTATACATGTTGAATTAATTAAGAATAAAGAAGCTACCTATAAGGGGGCAGGATTTGATGGAACATCATTAACTGATGATCAAAAGGAATATATGCAAGAAATGGTTCAAGATATATTTACTGATTTTCAGGGAGGTGTATTAAGGCAAAGACCGCAGATAAAAGAAGACACTATGAGAGGGCAAGTCTATATGGGTAAGCGTGCGGTTGGCAAGGGATTGGCAGATGTAGTCGGATCATATGATGATGCCATGTCTTTGTTAAATTTAGAAATTAATAATTCATAGGGAGACAAACTAACTATTACGATGGAACAAGCAAAAAACATAATTGAAGAGCATGGTGAGATGCAGGGTGAAATAGATTCGCTTTCTGATCTTTTGGAAGAATCTAACGTTGCTATCACAAGTGCTGTAAATGAAAACAAACAACTTGCTGAGTCACTAGAAAAAAGTGGAGAGAGAATCAAGGAACTTGAAGGACAGTTAGAAGAACTTAATTCAAAGAATGATGATCTTGAGGAAGCAGTTGAGAAGTTAACACAGGAAGAAGCATCTTTGGAAGTTAAGGTAATGGAGACTTGCAATGAATTAGGTGTTCAGCCTGTTAGTTTAGGTGCTGTCGATAAAGAAATCGATTATGTAGCTGAGTTCTCACAAATTTCTGACCCTGCGGAGAAAACCAAATTCTATCGCGCACATAAAAACAAAATCCTAGGAGGAAATAACTAATGGCAAACTTTACAGGCTTCACACAAGGAAACTCAAAGGATTTCCAAAGTAATGTAATCCTTCAAGAATCTCTTGATACTTTTAATAAAGATTTAGGTTTTCTATCTGCTATCCATCGTGATTTTGGTGGATCAGCAATGAGATTTAATCAAGAACTTATTACTCGCATTTGGGATATTCGTTCAACTGGCGATGTCACCTCATTTGGGGCTGCAGGGGCAGCTATTAATTCCTATAATGGTGGAAATGAAGATAGTGATGGGAATCCAGTAGCTATTAAGCTCGATCAGCATCCGTACATCAAGTTCCATCTTACTGATCTTGAAAGAGAGCAATCTGAGGTTAGCCTTATTGCTGAACCAGCTAAACAAGCTGCTCATGCCCTTGCTAAAAGTGTTGCTGAGAATATTCTTGGAGAAGCTCTTGCAAATGCTGATACTTCAACAGCCGTAGCTAAATCTGCTTGGGGAGTAGATGATTTGTTTGGTATTGCTAAAGCAATGGATGACAAAGATATGCCATCTGACGGTCGTTGGATGGTAATGTCTACCGAGGCTTATTATGCAACACTTGAAGCTCTTCAGGGTTATTCAAATGCTACTTACAATGTAGGACCAGGCATTTCAGAAGCTAATTTAGATGCGAGATTAGCAGGATTCCAAATTTATACTTATAATGGATTGCAAAGCGTAAGTGATGGTTCTGCAACTGGTTGGGATGTGCTTGCTGGTTATCAAGGTTCTTTAGCAATGGTTAATAGATTGCCTGAGTTTGCAGATGCTTCAATGCAAATTGGAGACATTTCGAATGCAACTGAGCCTTCTAGTGGGCTTTCACTTCAGCTTCGCAGGAAGTATGATGTATTTGATGCTAAAGAGCAATATGCTCTTACACTCATGTATGGTAAGAAAGCTCCTAATGATGGTGTTAATCGTATCATTAAGAAGAAAATCACATGATTTCTAGCGTTAAAAAAGCTCAAGTTGTTATGGGTGTTCCCCAAGGAGGAGAAGCCCAAAGCATTTATATTGGATCATCTCCTGAAGAGGCGACTGAGCAGTATAAAAAACTAGCTTCAGCTGGTAAGAGTGACAAATATACAACTCTTATATGGTATGGAAATGGTAGGCTTATTAAGTCATGCAAACTTTCGCCTGTAGCAAAAACTAAGGCAAAAAAATCTGAAACAAACGAACAATCTGAATAAATATGGCTAAAATACCTGCAATCGACGTATTCCCAAGCATTAGAGAAATTAGCACTGATGCAAGTGGAGATTTACAAGAAATTATTTCAGCACCTGCTGTCACCGCAACATTGGAGTATGACGCTATTGACCCCGTAAATTTTAGTGCAGCTGTTACGGGACTTGCTGGTAATGATGTAAGTATTACAATTACTGAAAACACAGGTAATGACAATGAGGTTGTTGTTACTGGCAACGATGTTGATGTGAGGTTTAGAGAAACTTTTGCAACTGCAGTAGCAGGCACTAAAGCAAATGTTGTTTATAATGGTAATATTACTCTTGAGGCTATGGATGTTGGAGTAAGTTCCATACAGTTTTCTGTAATTGATAATGTCGATACGGGCACTGCTACGCCTTCTGAATCAGCGGAATTAACTAGAAGTGATAACCTTACATTTACTGCAGTTACTGCAGGTGTTGCTGGTAATAATATTACTATAGAAATTACTGAAAGTAATGGTGCAGCAGATGCTGTTAGTGTTACTGCAAGTGCTATCAAGGTCGATTTAGACACAGCTATTGGAGATTATGTTACTCAAGATATTCAAGATTTAATTAGTAATGATCCTACTGCTAGTGCGTTAATTTCAGTAACAGGTGGTGACGCAAGCGAAGCTGCAGCCATAACTTCAGGAGCTGTATCATTGATTGGTGGAGCAGATGCTTCTTTGGGTGATGATATTGTTAAAGTTCATCCTACTGATAATGACATTTCGGTATGTTTAGTAGATGATTATGGTAATTATGATAATGATGCTATTTTTACGTTGCTAACTGATGCTACCAAAGCTTGGACTGCTTCAGTTTCAGCAGTTGTAACAGTAAGCCAAAGTGGTGCTAGTTCTGTTGCTGCAATAACAGGTTCTTTTGATTTAACAGGTGGTTCTGATCCTTCAGGGCAAACTGCTACTACAGATGAAATTGTTAGTCTTCTAACTGCCAGCGAAGCAGCTTCTGCTCTCGTTGTTGCCACAGGCGGAAGTAGCACTAGATTACCTCAGGTATTAGCAAAAAGCCCTCTTACTGGTGGTGTTGATGCTACTACATCAGACCTTGATGCTGATTCTGAATATATCATGATCAAGAAAAGTGATATTCATGAACTTGAAGATAGAACAGATGGTTCTAGTGAAGTTGATGATGCTCGTAAGATTGTTTGGGGCGTATTAGACACCTACACAAGTCATGTAACAGGTTTATCAGTAGAGCAACAGCCCGAGAACTTTTTAATTAATCGCGGTCAACCTGCTTTAGTTATTGATGGATCGGGTACGAGAATTAGGCAAGCATACTCTGTTCAGGCATTCTATGCCACAGGTGATTTTGATCTTGAGGATGAAACCTCTGTTTAAGAGGTTAAGTGGAAATGAAGCGTGAGCAATCTCACATCGTTCATCTCAGAGGCATTTGATGACCACTTACAGTTTCTTTCTGTAGAAGCAGAAGTAGAGGGTGTTATATATAATGCCTTACCTTCAGAGGCTGAAATAGCACCTAACTTAGATATTGGTGGTGTTTCAGATGAAGCAGATGGTGCAATTATAATTAAAAAGTCTAGTATATTAATCACCCCTAAAGTGGGAACTAGGATTAGAGTAGATGGCAAGGATTATAGAATAAGAAGCATTGTTGAGTCTGTAGGCAATCCATTGGTAGTCATTGAGTATTCGGGGGCTACAGAAAGATGAGTTTTGGGAAAAAAGAATTATTCTTTAATTTAGATTCTCAGTCTAGTGGTTTAGCTAGGAATAAAAACCTTCAAAGCCTTACTGCAGATTTTTTTGAGGGTGATACTTATACTGTCAGAGTGCATCTGCGAAATGAGACCGAAGATGGATCAGCAGATTACCAGCTCAAGGATAAAGAAAAAATAGCTTTAGCTTTTGTAGAAACATCAGATTTATCAAGTACGGAATCAGTTATCATTGCGTATGTTGATCAATTTGAGGGTGTGTTAGATGAAGATGGTGATGTCGCTTATGATGGAGTTCTTACATTTAATACACAAGAAGTATTAGATGCCTTAGGTACTCGCTCTATTGTGCGTTGTACTGTTGAGCTTGTCGTTTTAGATGAATTATTCGGTAAGCAATATAGTATTCAAGGTACTGCGAGAATAAGAAGGTCTGCTGTAGCACAGCCTGATGTTGAAACCATAGGTAAGCCTAATGTAAATATAGGATCATATAGCACTGTTGTAAGTCTTGCTTCAGGCATTGTAGATAGCAGAATATTGGGATTGAAAGATGGAGCACCTGCTGAGTTTGATACTTTGTTTGAATTAGCTAATGCGGCAATGCGTATGTTTAGCAATGCTACGCAAATTGGAAACTTTGATGATTATTTAGAAGGTAAGGCATTAGCAGATGCAGGTTTAACAGTTGTAAGCTTAGGTCAAATGGCAGTAAATGCATCTACATTTGTAGTTTCGCATTCGCCATCTCGTCCTAGAGCGGTAGATGCGAGGGTTGCAGTATGATAGTAGCTGATGTAACTAATAAACTTATTCAAAGGACAATTGATGAGGGTGGTAAAGTTTTTGCATTTTCTAAAACAGAAAAATATGAAGTAATATCAGCTTTAAATAATCGTATTACACTTAAAGCTGAGTCAGATGTTTTTAAGGTTGGTGATAAAATTAGTTTTTTATATGAGCCTTTGTTCAAGTCACCATACGTTGAGTATATAGACACAGATAATGATGGCATTATAGATATTCATGATCTTGATGCAGATGGTGATGGCAATTGGGATGACAGACTGCCTGCAACTCCTCTGTTTCATTATGTTAATGTTATATTTGTGCCAGTCAGCCCTGATCAGGTTGTAATAGATATTTCTCCAGCAAAATCAGATTTAGTAAGGTGTAGGGAGTGGGGTAAAGCTTTAATCGTAGATAGGCATTATCCATTGTATATAACGCAAGAAGAAGCCTTATTAGCGTCGCCATTAGCACAGCCCGATGCTCATAGTCATGTATTAGACAGCCGTGAATATTGGATGCCTGAAGGCGTAGACCAATGGCATGGCACTTACCATACTTGCATACCTGATGCACCAACTGTCAATAATGCTAATGCAGTCGAAACATATGATTTCGAATATGTAGATAGAGCGTTAGTAGATAACTTTTTTAGTTCCATTGTACCTAGGAATTATGAGGATCAGTTGCTAGGTGTAGATGTCGATGAAGATGGTGATTTTGATCAGGTTGAAAATTATGGGCTTATAAGAAGGTGGAATATCGACACATATATTGATGCAGCGGGCGTAGAGTATTTAGGTGACCCTAAGCATGATCATTATCAGACATTTCCTGAGCAGTCTTGGACTTTTAAAGCCTTCAATGTAACAGCAAGTGAGTTAGCTCTAGAAGAAGGACATTCGTTTTACCTTGGTAATATGGTTTATGATATAGCTATAGCAGGGAAATATGATTTTAGGTCAGAAGATAATTTAAAGCATACCGCTAGTGTTTTATTGTATTTTCAGACCTTATTAAACGGAGCAGATGCAGATTTAAATTCAAATCGTGCAGCTTATGGTATAAAAAAGGATAATCTTACTATAACAGATTTTACAATATTAGAAGTAGATGCTGAAAATGTAAGAATTGTATTACCTGATGCTTTTCTACCATTGAATGAAATATTTTATATAACTTCTCAAAATATACCATCAGTAGTTAATAGAGTGTTTGCTGAAATTATTACTCAAGGAAATGCTCCGTCAGAAGTTCGTGCAATAAGTGGAGATGTAACTCCTCCGTCTATAATTTTTGCTAGATCATTAGTTACGCCATTAGCTCCGTCAAATGTTTCAAATTCAGGTATATTAGCACCTAGTGATATACATATATTGTTTCCGCCATATGCCCCTGAGATAGATGAAGATCATACTGGCATATTGCCTAATGAAACTAGCAATGTTACTCCTGAACATACTTTGCCTGCAGCGCCACAATTACTAGAAGATTATGAAGTAGGTGGTTTTAGGTTTGGAACAGGAGTTTTGCCTGAAAAACCAAGATTTTGGGGTAGACCTGAGCATTATGTATTGTCTTTAGATAATTATTTCGAGCCTGAATTTCATCCGTATTGCGTAAAGCAATTTGTAGGTCTTCTAACAGCAGAAGATAATTTTACAGAAAGAAATAATTTTGAAGGCTTTCATTTCGATATGCATGGTCAGCAGTTTGGTGCTGGGAATGATGGATTCCAAAGAACTATACAATCATGGCGCACTAATTACCGAGGCATGAATATGGTTGATTGGTATGAGGATGATAGTGATCCAAATTTTAGGAGAACTGCTGCTGGATTTACAGTTAGTCAGAATGATCCTCTCTTTGCGCCAAAAATGGATATTCAGGAAGAACATGTAAATTTTGAAGGAGCAGGGTTAAGCGGAAGATTGCATTATTTAAGTCCACATACATATGAAAATGGATATATGAGTTTAGTCGTGCTTTTGTCGTATACCAGCACTGAAAAACCAATTTATTCATTATCTACTGATCATGCATATTTAAATGTCACGCAATTAGGAGATGAAATAATTATGCGTGTTAGGGATGAAGATGGTGAGCATGAAGTCAGAGCATCGGTGGCATTAAATAGGTTTATTCAATTAGGTTTTTTATGGCAGTATGAATTAGCCGAAACTCAAACGCATTTTGGCGAAACCTTAACTCGGGATATAGAAATATATGAAACTGAAAATGTTTCGCCTAAAGGGTATATAAAGTTATTTAGAGATGGGAAATTAATAGGCAGAACAGATGGGCTGGGTGGCATGCCAACACAGCAAGATGCAAGACCTAGAGTGGGAATTGGGCAAATTGTTTCTAATATGGGTTGGGAGCAAGAAGAAGCACATAGCTACAATAGATATATTGAAGATTCAGATAGTGATATTGAAGTTGGAGATTTAATAAAATATAAAATAGATGTCGGTGATAATGTAGCTGGCGATGTGGTTGAGTATATTGACTCTATAGGTGAATCTAGTAGAGGCACAAATTGGGAAAAAATGTCACCTTCAGGCTTAGAGTCAGACAGAGTTGCAACAGCCTTAGTGGATGTTGAGGTTGGTGATGAGGTATTTATTTATAAAGACCCATCAGGCACAATTGCTGATAAATCAATAGGTTATGTTGTAAGCATAAATAGTGATTCTTATGTGATCCAAGATTATGCATCTACATCTAGAGCTATATTTGATAATAGTGTATATGCAGAAAAAAGAAGCGTAGCTTGGCAAAGAATAGGTAGCCCTATTGCTGGGGAGTTTGGAACGTTTTTAGTGCGTGCAGTCATGTTGCATGTTTATGCAGTAAAAGCTATGGGTGAGTGGTTTGCTCAGGATATGCGGATATTATTTGATGATGTTGAGCATAAAGGTGGTGAGTTAGATAAAGGGCGTAAGTGGGTTGGTGGAGGCAGTGGTAAAAACAAAGGCTATGCAGAAGGTATAGCTGCATTGCAGTGGTATACAGCTCAAAAATTTCAATCAGGATTAGATGTTTTGAATTGGGGAACATTTAATGGTGGATCAACAACAAATGCAATTGGTAGCACACCAGGGTATAGGCATCCATATACCACAAATCAAGAAGCTCCTAGTTCATGCTTACATAGAGACCCTCCAATTCATAAATGTGAATGCATTGCTGTTTCAAACTCATGTCAAAGTATTATGGGAGAGGTTTGTGCAACATTTGCATTAGATGCGGATGGAAATGTTTCACAAAATATAAATAGTTTGTCATTTACGGGTTCACAGAAAAATGAAGCTGTCGATGGTGATCGCTGGGACCCATCAGAGCCATGTGATATAGGGGGAAGAGGGACAGTTACTAATGGTCAGGCTTTCTTTCATGTACCAAAAGGTGGAGGAGCATACAATGATGGTGATTCAAGTGCTACAGTAATAGCAATCGTGGGTGGAGAAGAAACAGGCGAGGTGTTTGATCAGGTTATGATTGATCCAAATCCTGATCCGTGGATGATAGCAAAGCAAGCAGCTTTATTAGCATTAAGTAGGCAGTTGCAAGATTGCGTTATTATTGGTGGACCCGAAGATGACCCAGATGATCCGTATGCAGGTAAGCCACGCATGAACTCAGGTGCATCGTATTGCCTGTGAGTAAAATTAAAAGCTTTTCATTGGTTGCCATAAGAGAAGCATATGTGCGGGAAGCATATGTTGCAATTCAGTCAATTAGGAAATTGTGGGGCGATGTGCCTATATATGTATATACTGATGATTTTGGTTGTGATTTTTTAAGGGATTTAGCTTTTTGTGAAAATGGTTTCAAGAAAGGGTTTTCTAGGTTAAAGCATTTTGTTCAAAAAACAGATAATGGGCATCATTGTCCATTAAGTATATATGCCAAAATGATAGCTATAGAGCAGGCAGTATCAAAATATCAAGAAACTTTCTTTATAGATACAGATGTATTGTTTTTAGAGAAGTTTGACATTCCTGATGCCGAATTAATTTTGTCTCCAAATTATTTTAAAAAAGAAAAATTTGAGGATATGTATGGGAAATATAATGCGGGTTATTTGTATGTAAGGAAAGAGGGCATCGGTAAGTTTTGGGCAAATGAGTATTTAAAATCTAATGGGTTTTATGAACAGCAATGCATGAACAAATTAGCTAGGAAATATAGAGTATATACTTTTAATTCGCATCATAATGTTGGTCATTGGCGTAAAAACACAGACATTAATGCAAGTGTAGTTAGTTATCATTTTCATTCTATACCTATGAGTTATGAATGTTCTCCTGATCCGTTAAGAGGACATTATGCAAGACATGCAAAGGCAGTTATGCAGGTCTTACCAGAAGACATTAAGTCTTTAATATATGACGCTAGAAATAGAAAAAAGCAGTGATGAATGGGGTAATTGTACTGCCACATTTAGCCGAAGTTATTCAAGAGCTAAATTTAACTTAGCATCTCAACCTGCTTTACATACGCATCGTGGTGGATGGATGAATGTATTAAAGGCAATGACACCTTTGCATAATAACAATGGAGTAAGGTGTGAAACATTCATAGAATGCCCATTTGATTGGTTTAGGAATAAAAATATTAAAGAAAAAAGTATTCCCATTAAAGAACCATGGGTAGGATTCATACATAATCCACACAATATGCCAAGTTGGTATGATAATAAGCATAGCGTAAGGGTGGAGGATGATTTATATTTTAAAATGAGCCTTCAATTCTGCAAAGGTTTATATGCAATGTCAGAGTATCATGCAAGAGGACTCAGGAATCTCTTTCGTGGTTTAAAATGTGAGTCAATATTGCATCCTTATTCAGATGAAAAGGTGCCTCAATGGAAGGGTAATGCAAAGAAATTAGTTGCAGTTGGTTGGTGGTTAAGAAAGCAATCATCTATATATGTATGCGAAGTACCGAAGGGTTATAAGAAAATTAAGCTTTGGGCTTATGAAAAGAACTCAGTACCGCATAATATGGTCAAGGGTAAGCTAATTCAGGAAGCTGAAATATTAGGTGTAAAATTATCAAAAATAGAAGAATTATTTAGATTAAATAATATTAAGTATGATCAATTGCTGTCAGAAAGCATTGTCTTGTTAGATTTATGGGACACAAGTGCTAATAACACTATCTTAGAGTGTATACAAAGAGCAGTGCCAATAATTGTGAAGGATCATCCAGCGGTAAGAGAATATTTAGGCAATGATTACCCATTGTATTTCCAAAATGTAAATCAAATTTATGGGTTAGTGAATAAAGCACAAGAAGCTCATGAGTATTTATGTAAGCTGCAAAAGGGTAATAAATTCACACTAAAGACATTCGTAAAAAACATAAAGGAAAGTAATATTTATAATGATATATCTACATAACCAGCAGCAAATATTTATTCATATTACTAAAACAGGAGGTGAAAGTGTTTTAGAAGCTTTAAAAGCGAAAGGAAAAAGGCATACGCCAGTTAGCGTTATATTAGATCAACAAGAGCAAAAGCGTTACACTGACATTCTTAATTTATTTAAAAGTGAAAATTTTGTTCCTGAAAATTATCTGATAAAAATCAGAAGTAATTGGCATAAACCTAAGTTTGCGTTTGTCCGAAATCCATATGCCCGTGTGGTTTCTGATTACACTTATAATGTCAAGAAAGGCATAGAGGATAAAAGCTTTGAGGAAAGAGTAAGAATTATTGCAGAGGGTGATTGTGATTTGTGGAAATGGTCACAAGTCAGGTGGCTGTCATACAAAAATATAATTCATGCAGATAAAATTTATAAACTAGAATCAGATATAAAAGTTTTTGAAAATGATTTTGATGTAGAGTTTCCGCATATAAATCAGTCTAGCACAAAGCCATATCAGGAGTTTTATAATGATAAGACTCGGAGGTTTGTAGAGTTAGTATATGCCGATGATTTTAGGGAGTTTAGCTATGAGTTCTGATGCTATATATGTAGTTAATACTTACGAAAAAGGGGTAGGACCAGACAGAGTATGGGAAAAGCATGGCAGTCTCGCAGATGCTATCAATAATTTTGCAGTACCTAGTCAAAAAAGATACGCTGACAGGTGTGGTGTTGACTATGTAGAGCTGAAGGATGAAGGGAATGCAATTAGAAATAAATACCACGCTGCTTGCCTGAGAAGTATAACCATGTTTAAAGATTTCGCGGATTCACCTTATGATAGAATTTTATTTTTAGACTGCGATATACTTATACGAAAAAATGCTAAGAATATATTTAAAGAAATTTTTCATTTTGCTGCTGGTGGAATCGGTGCAGATAAGGCAAATGCCCATCAAGATTTAGTTCTAAAATCATCCCTTAATGTTAGAGTTCCGAGTGGTTATTTTTTTTGCACAGGAGTGGCAATGTATCCTAGGAAAGTTTTTGAAGCATATGCTAACGCTGTAAGCGAGGATTTACTTGATGCCCAAATTAAAACAAAAGGGTTTTTTGATATGCATGGTTGCGGTTACCTGAATTATAAGACAAGACAGATTCCCGATCAACTATCTCATGTGTGGCACTCGATGCCTCCTGGCAAACCAGATACTGCATTCGTTCATTTTGGAGGGGACTATAAAGTTGATTTAATAAATATAGCTAATAATAGCAGGGAAGATTGGGAATGAAATATAGTAATATAGAAATAGGCACGGCAAACTTTGCCACTCTAATAGAAAATGAAAACATTAAGGGAAATGGGTTGTCTATTGAGCCAAACAAAGAGCTTCAAGACCTGCTTAAAGATCGAGAGGGGTGGACAAAGGTTAACGCAGCCATAGGCTATGATGGGGTAGCCAAGCTGTATCGAGTTCCTTTAGATAAGATACCTTCTGACAAAAAGTGGATAGGTGGTTGCTCTTCTATTAATGAACCTCATAAAAATAAAGAGGCAAGTGCCTTACAAGAACCAATAGATGTTAAATGTATATCAGTTTTAACATTAATTAAAGATTATGATATTGAGTCAGTTGGTTATCTCAAAATTGATTGTGAGTCTTATGATTCAACTATTCTATTGCAGTTTATAAAGTCAGGCATACCTATCAATAAAATCCAAATAGAATCAGGTTGGTATAATGATTGGGGCAAGATTAATAACCAGCGCATCATAGATTATGCAGAATGCCTTAAAGCCCTTAATGGGATGAGGTGTGAGGTTATTAAAGGGGACACATTGTGGACAAGAGGTGAGTGAAGAGCCATGGTGGAATAAATTCCCTCATTGGCTAGATGACACTAATACTAGGGTTGTATGTGGTAAATGTGCTAAAAATATGGGATGGATTGAATTGTATTATAATGAGAATAAAAAGCCGTGTTTTATGTGTGACAGAGCGACAGGTAATAGAGTGCCTTTGCATTTAACAAAGCATAATAAATGGGTTCTTAGCTTTAAGGGAGACAAAACGACTTAGTTAGAGGAAAATAATTTATGGCTAAAATACAAATTTCATGGAGAGATAATGCTGATAATGAAGATTCATTTAAGGTTTATCGTTCAACAGATGCAGATGTAACAACTGCTGACACTTTAATTGCAACTGTGTCATATGCTTCAAATACTTGGGGAGTGTCAGGGGTAGGTGATAACCTGTCTTTAACTTCTTCAAATCAAAGCCCTTCAGCTACAGGTGAAATATTTACCTTAACATATGATGAATTAACTCCTGATACATATTATTATGGAGTTTCTGCATCAAATGCTGTTGGTGATTCGGCTATTTCAGCGTCTTCGGTAGGTGTCACGGTTTCGTGAGCTATCATAAGTCTATAGGTATAGATGTTGGAGTTATAGCAAAGGGACTTAATTATAAAGTCTCTTTAGCTAATAGTAGAATTAGTGCTTTAGAGGGTGGATCAGTAAGCATTGGTGCTAGTATGCCATATGAGCCAGTTTCTTTAGGAAATTGGATTACGCATGGAGCTTGTGGGTGTACAACTAGCATTAGTAATGTAAAAAATGCCCTAGATCATTTAGCTCAATTTAGAGCAGAAACTCTTGAGCGTGTACATGTTATTGAGCAAAAGCTTAACAGAAACTCAATTACATAGAGACAATCCCGCTTTAATGAGTGAGGATTTTAATTATATGCCTATTATTTGGCTCATGTAGCTTAAAACAATTCTACCCTACGGGTGGTGCGATAGTTGGTGGTGCAGTTGGATCATTAGCAGGACCTGTCGGCAGTGGATTGGGTGCAGGCTCGGGGGCACTCTTGGGCGAGGTAGCCCGAGGCAATGAGGAAATCCAAGAAGCGAAAGAAACTATAACTGCATTAACCACAGGAGATGTGGATAAAATGATGGAGTTAAAATTAAAAAAACACCAAGGATTATTTGAAAGTTTTACTTTAGGTGTGAAAAAAGTGCTATCCATAGCATGTGTATTATTACTTATATATTTAGCAATCCCTATATTTGTAGCTAAGAAATGTTCAAAAAGTGAGGCAGTAAGGCTTACAAGAGCACCATTTCATGGCTCAAGAGACAGTTACCCTAGAAAAGGACCAAGAAAAAATGAAACAAATAAAAAACCTGATCCACCAGTACCATCAACTCAACAAAGGGGGTAAAGTGATTACCTTTCTTGTAGTTACTTTAATTGTAATTTTTCTATTGGATGCAGTCTCATGAATGATTCAACTTCACTCATTGGGTCTGTTGGTACTATAGCTTCTTTTACCTTAGGGCAATGGAACAATATTGTCGGTATTATGGCGGGATTGTTTACCTGCACTTGGGTAGTTTATAAATTTCATCAGGAAAAGAAAAAATGATTCCAGCCAATTTTACCCAAAGAATTATAACTATTGTAGATTCAGCGGGTACGGGAGTTAAGACTGTAGAGGGCTTAAGGTCAGATGATCTGCCTGCTCCTTGTGTTTCTGTTCATATTCAGTCTGCCGAGAACTTTCATAAAGATATGACGGATGTGTTTCGTGTATATGCAGTAGTAAGGTATGAAGAGCATTATGCCGATGCTTCTCACACTGTAGTAAAACAGAAGTTTAATTATATATTAAATCAATTTTTAGTAGATGATTTAACCGCAAAAATGGATGGTTTTGGTTACCATATGTTTAAGGCGACTGTTGATAATATTAATTCAGAAACCCAAAATGATTTTTTTATAAATGAGTTTATATTGGAATGCATATTAGAGAGGGAGACAAATTAACTAT